GTAGAGCAGTACCTTTGTTATTACAACGCCCTAAAATGAAAACGAGCAAACAAATAGACGGGTGGTTCAACCACCAAGCAGCATACGACTACCTCCTTGCCAATATGCCAGAAGACGGCACGTTCGTAGAACTGGGTGCGTGGCTCGGTAAGTCATCAGCCTACCTATGCGACAAAGCAACACACCAAAACATCACAATCATTGATTCTTGGAAGGGGTCACCAAACGAACTCACGACCACCCACAAGCTCGCAACGGAGATAGACATCTACAAGCTATTCTTGGAGAATATGGGAGACCGCAAGTACAAGGCAATCAAAGCAACATCCAAAGTAGCATCAAAGAAGTTTGCCAACGAATCCCTTGACGTGGTATTCATAGACCTAACCCATACCTATGAGGCGGTAAAGGAAGACATCAAGCTATGGTTGCCCAAAGTAAAGAAGGGTGGCTTCATCGCAGGAGACGATTACCACGAACATTGGAAGGGAGTAATCCAAGCGGTAGATGAACTGCTGCCCCGAGCTACGTTCATTGATGACTGTTGGATTTACCAAAGGTGAAGAACCACACAAAGGTCTATCTCAAAGGGATGGGGTACTCCACAACTGACTTCATACCCTGCGAGGTATGTCAAGCCCAAGCGCAAGACATTCACCACATAGAATCTCGTGGGATGGGTGGAAGCAAAATTGCTGATACGATAGAAAACCTAATGGCTCTATGCCGTAATTGCCATGTTGCTTATGGTGACATTAAAGAATGGAAGGAGCGACTTCAAGCAACACACGATCACCACCTAGCAAAAAGGGTTATTTAGATAGAAACCGAAAATAACGGAACTGAACGGATATGAAAGATGACAAAGGCAGGTTCATAGCAGGCAACACAGGAAGGCCAAGCGGAACACCAAACAAGACCACCAATAAAATCAGAGAGGCATTCCAAACCCTCATCGAAGCCAACCTTGAGAATATGACCCTATGGCTCACCCAAGTTGCTGCTGATGACCCGAAGGGCGCACTTGACCTCTTGAACAAGATGGCAGAGTACACGACCCCCAAACTAGCAAGGGTGGAGAACTCGCATGAGGTATCGGATGAGCTAACGAAAATCAAGGTAGAGATTGTCCGAACTAAACCTAAAGAGTAGCGAACTCTTTGAGAAGAACTACACCGCATCAACTCGGATAGTAGTCAATCAAGGCGGCAGCCGTTCGGGTAAGACCTACTCGCTTTTGCAGATGCTCATCGTGATGGCGATGGAGGATAGAGGCAAGGTGTACTCCATTGTGCGCAAGTCTCTGCCCTCTCTGAAGATGACGGCCTATCGTGACTTCTTTGAGATTCTAAATGCCAACGGTCTCTATGATGAGGCACGGCATAATAAGAGCGACTACACCTATGAGTTGAACGGTAACCTCTTTGAATTCATCAGCCTTGACCAACCTCAAAAGAAACGCGGAGCAAGACGTGACTACCTATTCTGCAATGAAGCCAACGAACTCACTTGGGAGGATTTCTTTCAGTTGTTGATTCGTACCACAGGCAAGATATGGGTTGACTACAACCCCTCTGATGCGTTCCATTGGATTTACGATAAACTACTCACAAGGGATGATGTCACCTACATCCAGTCAACCTACCTTGACAATCCCTTCTTGGATGCCTCAATCGTGGAGGAGATAGAGAGGCTGCAACATACGGACAATGACTATTGGAGAATCTACGGACTTGGAGAACGTGGTATGAGCAGAGCCACCATCTTCCAATACGGGCAGGCAGAGATACCAACGGATGCCACGCTCTTATGTCACGGGATGGACTTTGGGTACACCAATGACCCTACCGCACTTGTGGCGGTTTACAAGTCGGGAGACAATCTTTATGTGGATGAACTTATCTACCGCACAGGGATGACCAACCCCGACATCAGCAACGTACTTGCCTCACTTGGCCTTGACCGAAGGGCAGAGATATATGCTGACTCTGCGGAGCCTAAATCTATTGAGGAGCTGCATCGTATGGGATGGAACGTGAAACCCACGCAGAAGGGCGCAGATAGCGTCATAGTGGGTATTGACGTGCTGAAGCGGCACAAGCTATTTGTAACCCCACGAAGCAGCAACCTAATCAAGGAACTTCAGAACTACAAATGGGTAGAAGACAAGAACGGCAACCTGCTCAACAAACCGATAGATGCATTCAACCACGCCATCGATGCGCTGCGCTATGCAACGTATAACAAGTTGAGCAGACCTAACTTTGGCAGGTATGCCATACGCTAAAACTAAAAGGTTATTTTAATACAATGGAACTAAAGGTAATTGTACCCACCGCCCTATCAGAGATCACGCTTGACCAATACCAACGCTTTGCGAGGTTAGAGGGCGATGAGGAGTTCTTGACCCACAAGATGCTTGAGATATTCTGCGGAGTGCCTCTGGCTAATCTTCCGAATGTGCGCATCAAAGATGTGAGCCATATCAGCAAGCACATAAGTGCGATGATAAACGAGAAGCCAAGTCTCACGCCAACCTTCACGATGGGGGACACCAAGTACGGGTTCATCCCAGAACTAGACAATATCACCTATGGTGAGTTCGTTGACCTTGACGGCTACCTGCAAGACGTGCAAGACCTGCACAAAGCGATGGCGGTATTGTATCGCCCTATCACGAGCGAGGTCAAGCATCGGTATCTAATAGAGCCATACGAGGGAGCAGGCAAGTACTCGGAGCAGATGAAGCAAGCCCCGATGAGTGTTGCTATGGGCGCAACGCTTTTTTTTTGGCATTTAGGGAACGAGTTACTGCAAGCTATGCTGACCTCTTTGGAGGCGAAGAATCAAACGAATACTCCAAGCAAGGACAATTCTCAAAGCAATGGGGATGGTATGCAACAATCTATCAACTTGCTAAAGGAGACATTAGGCAGTTTGCAGAAATTACACAACTACAACTCCACGAGTGCCTACACTTCCTCACCTTCGAAAAGCAAAAGCAAGAGGTTGAAAACGACCTAATAAAAAAGTCAATAAAATGAGACAGTTCTACGACATCACCACCAAACTAAAAGATACGCTTGAGGCGAATAGCCAAGTCAACGTGGTAACCACAGGGGATATTTTTGACATAGACCTAAACAAGCAGACCATCTTCCCTTTGTCGCATATTATCATCAACCAAGCAACATTCGAGGGACAGATAGTTCGCATGAACGTGAGCATTGTTTGTATGGACTTGGTAGATGAGACCAAAGAGAATCCACGCTTGCAGGCAGAGCCGTTCTACGGCATCAGCAACGAGCAAAACATACTGAACACCCAACTAGCAGTAATCAACGATGTGGTGACAGAACTGCGCAGGGGTACTCTGTACACCGACCTTTACCAGTTGGATGGTACTGCTTCTTGCGTTCCCTTTAGCGAGAGGTTCGAGAACCTGCTTGCAGGGTGGACTGCCACGTTTGACGTGCTGCTTGCAAACACCGAGATAAGCATCTGCTAAAATGGCACGGGAGGACTTGATTGCTGCGGTACTTATTAAGTTTGGCAAATATGTCATTCAACAGGCGAGGAGTAATCTCACCAAAGGCAAGCACAACTTCAACAAGACCCTTTACAATTCACTTCGGTATAGCGTGTACTACTCAAATGATAAGTTCTCCATGAGTTTCTTTATGGAGGACTATGGTCAGTTCCAAGATCAAGGCGTAAAGGGAGCAGGAGGCACAAGAAAGACTACAAGCGCATTTAAGAGAACAAACAACAAGGGCAAGATATGGAGGCAGAAAGCACCGAATAGTCCATTTGCCTACAAGGACAAGAAGCCTCCAGTATCTGCATTCAAGGCTTGGGCAGAGAGCAAAGGGCTAAATCCTTTTGCAGTCCGTGAGTCGGTATATCGGCAGGGTATCACTCCAACTAAATTTTTCAGCACTCCATTTAATATCGCAATCAACAAACTGCCACCAGATATTGCTAACGCAATAAAAAATAGTTTCTAAAAAATGAGTACACCTGTATTTTCCACACCGAGCAGCCTTGCTATGGCAAGAAGCCCACAATTTATCACGGCAAAGAACAACGCTCTTGCGCTTGACACACTTACGGAGATGGACTTGAACCTGCGTATTCGCACGGGTGTCCTTGCTGCATCGGGTTCGTTTAACTACTCGTTGAGCAAAGACTATTCAATAAACCAAGTCATCAACTTTGAAATCAGCGACCTAGTTCGCTCGGAGTTTTACCATGACTTCAGCGTATGGAATGACATAGGCTACACGCAAAGCCCACAAGGGGAGGCGTTGTGGATAGTACCCGAAGGCTCTGTGACATTCTCTAACAACGGAGCATCACCTGCTAATGCAACCTTCCCCGATGAATCCCCTACCGCATATGCATACCTAACAACTGATGGATGGGCAACCCGTGATAACATAGACCCAGTTGCGGTATCACAACCAGTGCTTGCAACAAGTCGCAATCGGCAGGTGCTTGTAGGGAACTATGAATCCCTTGCAATTAACAATAGCAATGCTAATGCTCTTGCGAAAATTATTATCAGTTGGCAGAGTGGTGATTCAGATGATTTTTATGTGAGTGCCGTAAGCACCGCACCGCCAACACGCGCAACCAACAACTCACAAAACCTTGTAATCTACGCAGGCGTAGGCCCTGCAAACCTTGAGAACAATTCTTTTTTACCTACCGAGATAAAGCCAAGCGAGCAACCTAATGGTGGCATAGGGCAGTACTACGATGTAATTCTAAAGAATGCATCCAATACCACGATTGGAACGGTGAGGTACTATGTTCAATGTGAGGCGAAGTACACTCCTGTACAGGTGGCGTTCATCAACCGATTTGGCGTTGCTGACTTTATCACGTTCTTCAAGCGCAGCGATGAGCGTGGCAATTTCACGCAGGACTCCTATCAAAAGAGCATCTACAACGATGGCTTCACCACCCCGTCTTTGGAGATAGGCAAGTACCAATCTTTCAACGTGAACTCTCGCAACACCCTAACTCTAAATACAGGGTTCGTTGACCAAGACTATGATGAGACTATTGAGGATATTCTGATGAGCGAGTATGTCGCGGTCTATACCAACAGCAACTGGGTGAGCGTTGTTCCGAATCGTGGAAGCATAGAGTACCAAAAAAGCATAAACACGCAGCTTATCAATTACACCATGTCCTTTGACTTCGGATTTGATGAGCGTAGTTTGGTACGATGAACAAGGTAGATATTTACGTCAATGGCTTTCGCCTTGACATCTTTGATGATGAGGAGATCAGCATCAACCTCTCGGTGCAGAACGTGCAGGACATCTCAAAGGTGTTTACAGACTTCACGCAGGGATTTACCATTCCTGCAAGCCCAAGAAACAACGAGATACTTCAGCACTACTACAACGCCAATATCACGGAGTCGCTAATCACTACCGAGACGGGCGGCAGCCCCGTATGGAATAGCATAGGCATTACTTGGAATACTTGGAACACGGCTTGGAACTCTGGTGCAACAAGCACTAGCGTAGCCAATACTTTTGATGGCAGGTTAAGACAAGAAGCAAGAATCGAAATAAACTCTTTGCCATTCCGCACAGGGGTGATTGAGGTAGAGAACGTGCAGTTGAAAGGCACAGAGCCGTATGCTTACACCTTGACATTCTATGGGGATGTGGTAACGCTTACTGATTTGTTTGGCGAGGACTACCTGTATGACGTTGACTTTTCCGAGTTCAATCACGAGTACACCGATACTGTGGTATTTAATAAGCTAACCACCAATGATGACACGGGCTTGTTCTATCCGCTTTGCAGCCCTGTAAAGAATTGGTTTTATCAAAGTGGTAGTGGCGCAGGTGCTAACAATGAGAACAACATTGCTCACAAAACAGGAGGCGTGGGATTGCGTGGCATCCGCTACTATGAGTTAAAGCCCGCGCTAAAGGTTCAATCTATTCTTAATGCAATAGCAGCCCAATACGGAATCACGTTTACAGGAGCGTTCTTGAGTGCTACTCCGTTTGTTGATTTGTCGCTATGGCTGCATCGCTACGAGGGGTATCTATTTGCAGGTGGCAACGACATTGCTTATCAGTTAATAAATATGAATCGCAATACAGGAAGCGGTTCGCAGTTTAATTTAACTACTGATACTTGGAATGTTCCTGCGGGACTTTCGGCAGGAAGACCATATAGCCTTTCTATCACAATTCAAAATGCATCAGAGAAGTATGAATTGACCGCTTTCTCCAATGGCATACAAATAGGAACTATTTTAGTAAATGCACATCCTTCCACAAGTGTTACGACACTGATGCAGCCCGTATTTGCTGCGGATGGCGCACCCGTACAATTATTTATCAGGCCGCAGCAAGCGACTGCAATGACGTACCAATGCACGGACTACACCGCTACGAACTTACTTACCTCTGTTGTAAACTTTTCAGTAGACCAAACCACATCTGCCTCCTACTCCTTTCAAGTGATAGTGCAAGACATAATGCCCGAAATAAAGGTAAAGGAATTTTTAGCAGGGATTCTCAAGATGTACAACATGGTGATTGTGCCAACTACATCCACGACCTTCTTGCTTCAGCCGTTGGAGGATTGGTACGCAGCAGGAACCGACCAAAACTATCAAACCTATCTTGACATCACGGAGTACGCAGTAAACAGGCCCCCGCTATACAGGGAGATTGAATTTAAGTACCAAGAGACCCAAGCAATAATTGGATTTCAATATCTGCAAACAAACAACATCGGCTTTGGGGATTTGAACAACACCTTCACTTTTGATGGCGAGCAGTTTTTAATTGAAGTGCCGTTTGAGTGTCCGCTATTTGAAAGGCTGACTGACCTGCATACGGGTGGTCTGACAAACGTACTCGTTTACAAAAGCATCACAAGTGAAACGAATGAGGATGGTATATTCAACCCATACTTGGGCGCACCCATTCTATTCTACGGATATTTTGATAACTACAATTTAACTGCAAACCCGATTGCGTTTGTAAACGCAGATAGCAGCCATGAGGAGGTCACCGTTGCGTGGTATGCCAATACATCTAACCGCTACGATAGTGCGGCAGACTCGCATTCTATTTGCTTTGGCGCAGACATAGACCCGTACCACCTGCAATCGGTAAACCAAAGCCTTTACAACAACGAGTGGTCAGACTACATTACTGACCTATACGCGAAAGCAAGAAGGGTGTACAACGTAGATGCGGTGTTGCCCATCGGCAAGATCATAACGCTGAACCTTCAGAATGCAATCATTTGGAACAACACCAAGTATATCATAAACAACGTGAACTTGAACATGACCACAGGCAAAGCATCATTTGAACTGCTCAACGTAGTATGAAGACAGGATATTTAAGTTATTTAATTGAAATACTAAACTCGGATGAGTGGCTTGGCGCAGGTGACTGCGTTGAAATTGCCAAAGGCAAGAACAAACTACCCGAAGGATGGAACGAATATATTAAGCTACAATGGCGGCAGTTGAAATAATTGAGATTAAAGGGGATGCCACATCCGCTATTGCTGCGCTTAAAGCCGTAGGGATAGAGGCTGACAAGACCCAGAGCAAAGCCAAAGAGACAAACGAGGCTATCAGTAGCGGCCTTGAGGCATTAGACAAGCGCACAGGCGGTGCAGTATCTGCGTTCAAGAGTTTGCAGAGTGGCATTGGTAGTGCGGTAAAAGCATTCGGCACACTCAAAGGAGCAATCATCGCAACTGGCTTGGGTGCGTTGTTAGTCGCAGTAACGTCTCTTGTCAGTTATTTCTCAAAGACCGAGCGTGGTGGTGATGCATTAGCGGTTGTACTTGGCGCACTTGGTGCAGTCGTTGGCAAACTTACAGATGTACTTGTTAAGCTTGGAGAAGCATTATTTAAGACCTTCAGCGACCCGAAGCAAGCATTGATTGACTTTGGCAACGCCCTTAAAGAAAACATTTTTAACCGAGTTGAAGGTTTGCTTGAGTTGCTTCCTGCTCTGGGTAAAGCAATCAGTCTTGCGTTAAAGGGTGAGTTCTCCGCAGCAGCGAAGACCGCAGCCGATGCAGCAGGCAAGGTTGCGCTTGGAGTTGAGAACGTCACCGACAAGGTTGCAGGTGCAGTCAATGCAATCGGTGAACTCGGCAAGTCAGCAATAGCAGCAGCCAAAGAGGGAGCAAGAGTCGCAGGATTATTAAATGACGTAGAAGATGCAGAACGTGCGCTAATCGTACAACGTGCAAAGGCCAACAAGCAGATAGCAGAGGCACGATTCATTGCTGATGACCTAACCAAAAGCACAGAAGAACGTATCGCTGCGGTAGAGAGAGCAGGAGCGTTAGAAGAATCCGTAGCCTCCAAAGAAATAGCAAACCAAAAATTGAGGCTGCAAGCTCTACAAGCGCAGTCAAGAATATCGGAGGTAAACGAGGATCAGTTGGTAGCCATTGCAGAGGCAGAGGCTCGTGTTTCAGAGTTAGAGCAGGCGAGCATCGCTCGCAAGCGAAGACTTGGTACTGAAGTAAAGGGATTGAGGGCAGAGGAGAAAGCAGCAGCCGATGAGAAGATAAAAGCCGAAGAAGCCTTTGCAGCATTGCAAGAGAAGGCATTATCAGACTTTGATTTGCAGCAGAGCGCATCATTGGATAAGGCATACGAGATGCTACTCACCGACCAACAACGTGAGATAAACGCAGTTCGTGATAAGTACTTCGCCTTGCTTCAGTTGGATGAACTATCGGCAGAGCAGAGACTTGCTCTTGAGGAGAAGCAGTCAGCAGAGATTGTTGCTATCACAAAAAAGACAACGGATGCTACAACTGCATTAGAGAAGGCAGCGCAAGACTCAAAGGCTGCAATGGTTAATCAGTCCATTGATGCGGTACAGGGTGCGCTTGGTGCATTATTCAAGAATAGCAAAGCCGTAGCATCAGCAAATGTGCTTATAGATGCAGCGCAAGCAGCAGTCGGAATCTTCAAGAATAGCACATCGCTACCAGAACCCTTTGGTTCTATCAATCGTGGTATTCAGTTAGCAGCCCTTGCAGCAACAACCGTTGCATCCATCCGCAATATCAACGCAGCACAACCGACAGGAGCCACCTCTGCACCTGCGGCAGTCACCTCACCTTCTGCGCCATCACAACCCCCTCAATTTAATGTCGTAGGGCAGGGTGGCGTGAACCAACTTGCGCAGAGCATCGGTGGTCAGTTCAACCAACCCATCCGTGCATACGTTGTGGGTGGTGACGTAACGACCTCACAACAACTACAACGCCAAAGAGTAAGAACCGCAACATTCGGATGATGAAACTAATTGAACTAATACTAGATGAATCAATGCTGCTAACTGGCATTGATGCAATCTCCCTTGTAGAATACCCTGCTATTGAGGAGGACTTTATTGCGCTCAACTCACAAAGGGTTGAGTTTGCTACGCAGAGCGATGAGAAGCGCATCCTTATGGGGGCAGCACTCGTACCCAACAAGCCCATTTACCGAGCAGAGGGGCAAGAGGAGTTCTACGTTTACTTCAGCGAAGCCACCATCCGCAAAGCAAGCGAGATGTTCTTTCAGAAGTCCAAGCAGAACAACGCTACGCTTGAACACGAGGTAGGCATCAACGGCCTTACGGTTGTAGAGTCATGGATAATAGAAGATGACGTACATGACAAGAGCAAGAAGTACGGCTTTGATTTACCCGTAGGCACTTGGATGGTATCTATGAAAGTCAACAACCCAGAGATTTGGACAAACTTTGTCAAGACTGGGAAGGTCAAAGGATTCTCTATTGAGGGGTACTTCGTTGACAAGCTAAACCTTGCCAAGCAAGAGATGGCACAGATAGAGGAGCAAGAAGCAGCGTTGATGCTTGCGCAGATTGTTGCTATCATAAAAAGGGATGGCCGCAAGAAGTCGGGAACACGCACAGAGATGGAGTCGTTTGCTGACTACCCTGATGCGGTAAAGAACAACGCCAAGCGTGGCATTGAACTAAACGAGAAGAACGGCAACAAGTGCGCAACGCCTGTCGGTAAGGTAAGGGCGCAGCAGTTAGCACAAGGCAAGCCCGTATCTATTGAGACAATCACACGGATGTACTCTTATCTTTCAAGAGCCGAAGAATACTACGATGAAGGTAACAACGAAGCCTGCGGTACAATATCCTTCCTGCTATGGGGAGGTCTTGCAGGTAAGCGTTGGGCAGAATCCAAACTCAAGGAACTCGGCAAGATTGATCTTGCGGCAGGCGTACCCCATTACACCGCAGACGGCAAACTCTACACAGGACTAACTCACAAAGATGCTGACGGCAGGCTGATGACTGGCGCGGAGCATACAGAAGAAAGCGAATACCTATACCACAAAGAAGACCTAAACAATGTATAGACCTCAAAAACTCCCCGTAGCCTCACCGAGAGGTGGAAATCGTGGGTGCCTATGCCCAGACAATACCTACAAGTCCGAATGCTGCGATGGCTCTCTTGCTGCGCAAGGTATCGGCTCACTTGTCGGACAAGGCACCGTAGTTATCAATCCTTAAAAATGTTACAAATAATCAAAACCCCTTTAATTAGTTAGATATGAAAGCAAACAATATCCTAAACCGCATCCTTGCCGAGCTGTCCTCCATCCGTGAGGTTAAGTTCGAGCAAATGACACTTGAGAACGGAGCCGTTCTTGAGGCAGAATCATTTGAAGCAGGTAACGAAGTATTTGTCATTAGTGGCGAAGACCGAGTTGCTGCTCCAGTTGGCGAACATCTACTTGCTGACGGCCGTATTTTGGTCATCACCGAAGAAGGCGTAATCGCTGAAATTAAAGAAGCCACCGTTGAAGCAGAGGTAGAAGTTGAGGTTGAGGCCGAAGCAGCTACCGAACTTGCTGATATGCCAATGGCCGAAGAAGCCCCTGCGGTTGTTGCAATCATTGAGAGAGTTCTTGAGGAGATTGCAATGATGCGCGAGGAGATGAAAGGAATGCGTGAGGAGATGGGCGGTTACGCCAAGAAGGAGGAGATGGCTGCGGTTAAAGCAGAACTATCTGCCGCACCTGCTGCGAAAGCCATCAAGCACAACCCCGAAACAAAGC